CTATAAGCATAATTTTACCTCTCCTTCATTAGACATTTCAATGGCGTTCAATGCATACAAGCAATCCATTATGGATAGGAAATCTGTAGGATCCTCCAAGTCTTTTGAGACAGCGTGAAAGATATCTTTGACGTTTGAGTTTCCACTTTTGATTTCATTTAGCACTCTAGGCAAATAAGCTAGGGTGCTTTTTTGGTAGGAATAAAGTTTATTTGGTAATTGCATTATTCAAGGACCTCGCATTTTTGGATAAAGTAAGAGACAATCATCTGGCAGAAGTAGATGTCCTGTAGTGTAGCTTTGTGGAGTTTTTCCGAAATAGTATTGAAAATAGTCAGATTATCATGCTTGGCAGCCTTTAACTTTTTGTACATCGATCGCATTTGATATTGGATTTCCTCGTAATCGATTCTTCCTTGTTTATCTAAATTTATAATGATTTTTTGAATGGTTAAGTAGTTATCAATAACTTGGTTTTTAACCATTTGATAAAGCATACGATTTTTCTCAGGTGATATCTTATCAGTCAATTGCTTCGGGTCATAGGAGATATCATATTCATCAAATTTTAGTTTATTGAGACTAGTCAAAACTGAAACAATTCCACTGTCTAACTTCATATCAGAAATCGATTGTTGGCTGTTATGTGCAGAGACTAGAATCTTTTTAACATTTTTTAGAGCTGTTACAATTTTTTTACGACTTTCTGCTTGATAGGTTAAAAAACAATCTGGGCAGAGGGCTATCAGATTCAGTGGTTCAGCGTCTTTATCTTTTTCAATGGCTGAAACCTCATAGTTTTCCGATGCTAAATCCCCTCTTGTTAAAATGAGCGATTTATCACAGCCTGGAAAGGCACAACAGTTATTAGATTCTGCTAACAAGAATTGTCCATAATGTTTTTGAGTTGATTCGACTGGTTAACAAATGTAGCTTTTTGAGCTGTGGTTGATATTCCCATCCCAGCTTTCTCCCTAATGAAGTCAACGAAAATTTCTGGAATTCTTTGCGAGGCATTTTCAGCAGTAATATCAGGATAATAAGAATTGAATTCATTGGTTAGTAACTGAATAGTTTCATCTGGCCTACTTTCAATAGACTCCGTCATATTAGCTGAATTGACCCGATAGAGCAATTGATTTGCCATCTTCTTGGAGAAGCTTCTTTTAGCATAGGAAACTAGTGTATTATCAGTTTTTTCTGATGTAATTCCAGAAGCGCTGATGATTTCTTCTGCGTCATCTTCAGTAATCATTTCAATGAGTTCTCGAAAAAACTCTGGTATAGTCGCGCCATCTCCAAGATATTTTTTCAGAATTCTAAAATAAGTGGGAAAATCCAAGTGATGTTCTCCTTTTCATTTTTGTACCAAGTTGTACCGTACTGTACTAAACTGTCCCTTAATTCAAAATCTCATTTAATACAATAGAGTCGAACAAAGTAATCGTTAATAATTACCTTTATTATATCATGACAGGATTGCGATGTTCAAAAATATATTTGCGAACGCATAAAAAGTTTTGCGAATGTAAAAAATCTCGATTACTGAATAGCACTAATAGGTAATTTGAGATGGTTGTTGCCTAATGATGATACTTTGTAAATGAGTGAAACTGATTTACCGTGACTTTAAGGGTACAAATTAGGTGTGCAGTTCAACTTGTAAAGTCAGTTGACCATGAATTAGCAGAGGAAATGCTGATGTGGTCAGAAAATCTTTTTAATAGTTCTTTGTCTTGTCACGTTTCTCTGCTTAAGACAGAAAGTGGAAAACATGACAAACAAGGACAAGATTTATAACGAATGTCAAAAACAAGAATGCTCCCTAGAAGTCGGACTTTTAGAGGGGCAGGTGCTAGCTCCTATGTTGGTTGAGAACCAACAAGTTATTGAGGATATGCGTCTCAAAAGAGAGACACTTCGGTCTTGGATGCCAGCTAAACAGTTGAATGTTTATGTACTGGTTGCTTTTATCCCAGTCTTTCCTGAAGAATATGATCAAACGGAACGTATCTATAAAGATGCCGTTGAAAACTTTTTGAATGAGTTCCGTACACGTAAGTCAAAGAATATTGAAGAGATTATTTCATATGAATCTTGGATTGATATGGATGAATCTACTCTTTACAGTTCTACTGAAGAATTGGAAGAATTTATGTTTGCAGAAATGCTACAAGATTTACTTGAGAAAGTAAGGCAAGTAGATAAGGACTTGTATGATATCACTTTGGGCTTGCTCGCCAAAGAGTTTGATGAGAGCATTGAGGATGTGTTCGCTAGGATTGGTGTTAAACGTTCTACTGGTTTCTATCGTTTGCCAAAAGCTCGTGCTTTAGTGGCGGCTTTATTGAAGGAATTAAATCCCAAATAGGGTATATATTTGACACCAGCGATGTTTTTGGTATAATTTAAGTAGAGGTAGTCGGAGAGTAGTACCGACTCTAAAAAGAAAATACTCATCCGGAGATTCCGCGCCTTACTGGAAGTTTTAATTTTGGAGATTCCGCGCCTTACTGGAAGTTTTAAAAGGGTTGTCGACGGGCAACCCTATTTTTTAAGTGAGTGTAATATCAATTATGCATGAAATGAAATTTTATCAAATTGATACTAATTATCTGAATATACTCCGTCAAATTGATGGAAGAGTTCCGCATAATAAAGAATTTATTGGTCGAAAAGGAAAATCTAGACCATATATTGGTGTGATGTTGTCTATTGATAATGTTGATTATTTTGTTCCTTTGAGTTCTAAAAAGAAGCGGTCCTCATTTGTAGTTATGCCGATTTACGATGATAATGACGAACAGATAGCGACATTGATGTTAAATAATATGCTGCCTGTACCTCCAAAACACAGAAAATTATTGAATATGGATGGTGTAAGAATAACAGACCCGAAGTATTTTGATTTGTTGATGAATGAATTGAACTTCTTACGTCCTAGAAGACAGGCTATAAAATCAAGATGTACCATCATTCGCTCTGTTAAGGTTGAAGGAAAAAATAAGCCGCAGATAAATGAGAAAACAAAAGAATTCTGTCTAAATCTTCTTGAGCTAGAAGAGGCGTATAAGGAAAATGAATAACTAAAACGGTTCATTACCATATATTGGGTAGTGAACCGTTTTTTGTGTCTAGTCCTTCTGATAGAAGAGGCATTCATAACCATCTGCACGAAGATTGATGTCAGGCATCCAGTTGGGTGCTTTTCTCATTAGCATTGCAATCTGTTCAAGGCTTTGGTCTTTCTCACACTCAATGATAACTTCATCATGAACATGACCAACAATCTTGAACTCACTAAGTTGTCTCATCGAGTAGGCAAGAATATCACGGCTGATGGCTTGGATGATATTTTCGACAAACTTTGGACCATAACTTTCAAGTCGTTCCCACCGTTTGGCTGTACCACTTCCTTCATAGGTAACTGACTCTCCACCAAATTTGTTCTCACCCATCTTAGGTTTGACGTAGGAAAGTTTTCGACCAGAAGGGAGAGTGATAAATAATATCCCCTTACTTGTTGTAAATTGAATACCGTGAGTTTCAGTTTGTTCTTGGAACTTTACTGCAGACTTAACCGCCTTATCGACATCCCACCAAAAAAGCACGATGTTGGGGTTAGCCTGTCGCCACGAATCCACAAGTGGTTGAAGTTCCTGTTCCCCAAGTCCCATATCGATTGCACCCATAGCTTTAAGTGCGCCAACTGCTCCACCATAGCCACAGTTATGGACTAGTTTGTTCGATACGGTAAAACGGTGATGTGGTCCGGCATTTCGTATATCATAAAGTCTAATCTCGCACTGATGATATGCCAGTTTTTTCGTTTGTTGAGTACAGCTAATTTGGCATCGTGAATAATTTCTTCTCTGCTTTTTCCCTGACTGAGTTTTCGAATGACGACACTCCGAGTGTAAGGCCAGTATTTTTGCGAGAAGTGGCTTAGGACAGTTCCCTGCTTGTTGCGATTGTTTTCGATATGGGTAACGAATCGAAGATTTCCTTTTTCGTAGTGACCGTTGTTGTCGATGCGGTCGATTTCCATATTTCTCTTTGGAAGACCATATTTCTCGATAAGGTAAAGACCGGCAGAAGTGACACTTTCGAACTTGAATAAAATGCCTCTGGCACCGTAGTTGTGGTAACCTTTGTCGTTTGGATTTTCGCATCGTTGCTTTGCAGCGGTTAGCCGTCGGTCTAACCATTTTGGAATTTGACGTGGTTGTGAGCATGCTTGGCAGCCCTTGCTTTTCCCACTGGTAAGATTGTTCCGATTTTGCCATTGAATACTTTGACATCTCTGACATTGGGTGAGAACATAGCAGTGATTCATCTTTTGATTCCACCGTTTCTCTGGGCTTATGATCTTTACCCAACCGTATTGCTCGCCTACCATTTCCTGTTTGTAGGAGACGTGAGCTGCTGGTGGCGGCTTTTCCAAATGGTACTGGCTCCGATTTCCCTTCGATCCATACGAGATGGTCTGGTGTCGCTGTAAGTCCGTCATAAGATATTACCTCTCTTTTTCCTTTGTAAATGACCCCCTCATGAGATACCCAATTCAGTCCGTCCCAGACTTTCATCTTTGTGGAGACCTGTTCAATGGGGACTAATCCCTTATTAGTCAAGACAAGTTCTCCTTCTGCGATACAAGCCAACTCCGCAATTTTTCCTTTCTGTCTAAGGTTGGAATTTTGGCCGTGTTTCTCAACTGGAACTCCAAACATCTGTGAAGCAGACATGCAGTAGATGTCTTTCCCTTGCTCAAAGACCTTGCTTCGCCATGTCTCGCCTGCAATATGGGACAAAACACGAGCTTCGATGGCAGAGAAATCACAGACGATGAATTTTTTACTGTGGTTTGGTACAAAAGCAGTGCGGATAAGTTGTGACAGGGTATCTTGCGTATCGTAGAAAAGTTCAGTAGCCTCTAAGTCCCCAGTTTTGAAGAGTTCTCTTGCTTCTTCAAGATCAGGAAGATGGTTCTGTGGGAGGTTCTGTAGTTGCACCAAGCGACCAGCCCATCGCCCAGTTCGGTTAGCACCGTAGAATTGAAACATTCCTCTAGCTCTTCCGTCCTTGCAGACACAGTTCATCATGGCTTGGTATTTAGAAACACTTGATTTGGCGGCTTGCTGACGAAGTTTGAGAACTTGTGCCGTTTTATCATCGACCGTTTTGAGGAGTTCTTTCACAGCTTTTTTATCCAGTGAATCGGTGGTCACTCCGTGTTCTCGTAACCAACTAATCATCTGAAGAACGGAGTTGGGATTTTCAAGTCCAGTTAATTCTCTCAGTTCTTCTTGGATTTTAGTCTTACTTTCCCCGTCAATGGCAATAGCTGCTTTGACAAAATCTATATCAATACCAATCCCACGATCATTGATAATTTGGTCTTGATGGTATTCGTCCCAAACAAAGTCAGGTACTGGTTGGTTACGCAGTTTTTCTTTAATGGCTAACTCTACCTCAACGTCACGCTTATTGTAATCAATGAAAGCAGACCACTTGTCGGGCGCGTGATTGGGGAAGTTTCGTGTTCGTCCACCGTTAACCTTGGTTGGTTTACAAGGAAGGCAGAAGTAACGAATTAAATCTCCGCCTTCCTTTAACTTTTGGTTTTTGAGCTTGAGGACAGTTCCGACTCCTTCAAGTGAGAGTGGCAGACCAAGATATGCTGACCAAACCATACTGCATCGCCATGAGTTTGGAGATAGGAAACCTTCGGATAGTAATTCTGGGTGATGTTTATTGAGCCAGTTAGACAGACAGATGCGTTCAAAGCTGGCATTAAATGCCCACTTGATGATGGTGTCATCTACCAATGCTTGTAGGATTTCATCAGGAAGTTCTTCCTTTGTTAAGTCATAAACGGTTACTGGTTCGTTATCAACTGAGACAGCTAGAAGAAGAATTTCAAAGGAATCATCTTCAGCGTAGCGATAGACACCAGACTTTCTCAAATCCACTTCGCAGTAGGTCTCTAAGTCAATCGATAGTTCTTTAATTGGCATAGTTTGTCCTTTCATAAAAAGGTGGCAGGAGTGCTGCCACCAGAAGTATTAACGGCTACGATGTAGCGGAGTTGTGTTGTTGTCTGGACGTTTCTTTTCAGCTTTTCGCTCTTTCTCACGACGAATATCGTCACGGATGGTCATGTAGTTGAGATAGAGTCCAAGAAAGACGTAAATACCAAGAATTGTGCAAAGTAAAATTGTGTAAATGTCCATAAGTAATATCCTCCTCTATTAGTTCAAGAAATCATCATCGTCATCAGTCGCAAAGTCATCTTCTGCACGAGTACGTCCACCGAGTGGTTCTCCATCACGAAGTTTTTGCAGGTTGTTAAGCCCACAAGCAATACCCTTGTTACCGTTAGAGTTAAAGGCATAGAAGGAGATAGATGCACGACCGTAGATACCGGAGTAGAGTTCTGAGGTGTCGATAATCTCTTGACGATTTCCGTCAACGACCCCAGGCTTATGTGGCGAGTTGGCATTTACGAAGTAGGCATTGCGATAGGCGTCATCATCAGGGCGTTCCAAGTCCCCATCACGGAGTGGTGTTTTAAGGATAGAAAGTGCTGGTACTGTTTTCCCATTGCCTTTGAGTTTTGCCTCACCTTCCTTGTAGGCAAGCTCAATGGCTGCTTTGATTTTGTCGACAGTCTCAATATCATCTTTTGGAATGATGAGGGAGACGCTGTACTTCGGTGTGCTTCCGTTAATGGATTTTGGTTCATTGGCATTCAAGTAGCTGAAGCGTGTGCTTTTACCAGTGATCACTTTTGTTGTTTGTACTTTAGTTGACATTCTTTTATACCTCTTTGAATTCATTTTTAGCTAGGTTCATCTCTTGACGACTATCATCAAGAGGAACGAGTGTTGGTTTACCACTTGGTTTGACAATCAGGCCACCAAGTAGGTCATTAAAGGTTTTCTTGCCAAGGAGTTTGCTCATGGCAGTGATGGTGAGAAGTTTTCTTTCGTAAGGGTCAAATCCAGCTTTAATTACAGCTTGACTGACGGCAGCTTCGTCTGAAAACTTACGAACCGAACGTCCTTCTACTAGTTTGTATCCTGGAATCGAGTGCCCCTCAGTTGCTTCTTTCAAAGTGTAGGCTTTGATGTCGCTTGCCCACGAAACCAACAAGTCTAGTTTAGGAAGAATCTCTGCGATGTCTTCATAATCAAGAGTTGAGGGTTCTCTGAACTCCATCTTGGCAAGGGCTAGGTTATCCTCCGCACGTTTGCGGCAGACATTTTTGAGTTTGCAGAACTGACAGTGTTTACCAGAGGTCATCTCCCCTTCCCCTTTGAAGGCAAGTTCAGCTTTGGGGGAGAGTTCTGTTTCTGCCCACTCAAGGAGTTCAGCCTTATCAATTTCAAAGGTAGAGATGTTGTTTTTCCGCGGTTGAAAGATGGTCATGGTGACCTTATCAAAATCATAGAGGTCATCAAACATCTCAAGAGCACCTAAAGCGTAGCACATCATTTGTGGGTTGTGGTCGGCATCAACCAGAATTCCTAATCCGTGTTTGTAGTCGATCACTTGAAGCAGGCCGTCTGCCACAATCAGACAGTCCCCAGTCCCAAAGCCTTCAGGTACCCATATAGAGAAATCCAGTCGTTGCTCAACCAGAACGGTTGGATCTCGAGAATAGCCTTTAGCTTTCTCAACTTGCTCCATGACGTAGTTGCGATATTCCTCGGCACAGGTTTGCATTTCTTCATTGTAGAAGGATAAGTCCTTAGTTGGATCACGCACCTTCCTACCCAATGCCTTCTCAACAAGATAAGCGCATAGCTCGTGAGCGTCTGTTCCTTCAAGGGCAAACTCTGAGGTCACATCTGGCATCTCTTCGGTAAGTCGTACAGAAGGTGGGCAGTTGAGCCAGCGATGAGAAGCAGAAGCAGAGAGTACTGCGTGATTAGTCATTGCCAATTCCTCCAGCTTCTTCAAGAACAGCTGCGTAGTGCTCATTGGCTAAAGCAGATAATGATTCAGCTCCATATTTATTGAGAAGAGCACGAACCTCATTCTTGTAGCCATCTTTAGCTTTGGTCGCTAGGACCGCACGAACATCTTCTAGCTTAAGTACCTTTTGTGGCTCTGGTTTTGGTTCTTCAGAAGTTGTTTCAGTTTCTTCCTCGCTAGAGAGGAGTTTCTTGAACTCATCTACCAAGCGTAGGTAGTATTTAGCTGTGCCTTCCATCTCTGTAATTAGTTCAAGTAGTTGTTTATGCTGACTCATTTAGTTTCCTCCTTTTGTAACTTACGAGCTAAGAGCCTAGCGATAACGCTGATGGCGATGAGTGTGTCTGTCAAGTCTTCTTGTTCTTGACGGTTTATGGTGTTTTCCATAGAAAGTCCTCCTTTAGGTTTGTTTGGCTTATCTCGCCCTTACACCTACTAGGGGGACTTTTTTGCGTTTTAGTCTAAACAGATTTAAAAAAATATAAAAAATTGAGCGATGGAAGGTCGCTCAATAGTTATTTATAGAAGAAAAAATTTTTTTGAAACTTTTTGGACTAAACGCCTTCATTCTTCCCCTAGTAGGTAGGAAGGGAAACCTTCACAGATTATTTTTCCAAAATGGAGGCTATGATTTATGCAATTTACCTTATCTCATTCAGGACAGACGGGTATTCAAACGACAACGGTCTATCCTCATCAAGTAATGATCTCAGACAAAACAACTCTACAAAAGGTCGCACACTTTGACCATGTGGCTGGCTTGTTTACAAACAATACTCGTTCAAATGCAAACTTTATTAAGTCAGATGTACTGGTCATGGATATTGATAACGACCATACGGATACTCCTGATGAGTGGGTGACTGAGGAATTACTTAAAGAACTCTTTGCGGATTACAACTTTGCCTTAGCAAGCAGTCGAAACCATATGGTTCAAAAAGGAGATAAGGCTGCCAGACCCAAATTCCATATCTACTTCCAAATCAATGAAGTGATGGATAAAGATGTCTATGCCCTGCTAAAGGAAGAACTCGTTAATCGCTATGGTTTCTTTGACACCAATGCCAAGGATGCGGCTCGCTTCTTTTTTGGGAACCCTAATGCACAAGTCCTGTGGCATGACTCTTGGTTGACCATTGATGAGGATTTACTGGATGACATGGTTGCTCAAGATGGTGAAGAGGACTTTGATGCAGACTTCTATCAGCCACCAACAGGTCCAATCACTGAAGGTAGTCGCAACTCAACTATGTCAGTTTTTGCGGCGAAAATTCTCAAGCGTTTAGGTGTAACGAAAGAAGCACGAGACGGTTTTGATGAACAAGCTCTCAAATGTGTTCCTCCTCTTGAGAAGGGAGAGCTTGACACCATTTGGGGAAGTGCTGTTCGCTTCTATAACAAAACCATCAAAAACTCTAAAGATTATAAATTACCAGAAGAGTTTCAAAGGGAATCACTAAAACCTGATGACTATTCAGATGTTGGTGAAGCTGGGGTTCTTGCTAGAGAGTATGCCAATAAACTAGCCTACACCAATGCAACAGACTATCTTTTCTACGATGGAACACACTGGCGTGAGAATAAGCAGCTGGCATTAGGGGCAGTTGTACACTTTACCGATGACCAACTTGCGGAAGCAAATACCTTTTTAGAAGCAACAGAGAAACAACTTCAATCTTCAGGTATTGATGAAATGACCATCAAGGCAGGAGGGAAACGTCTAGAAAATGCGGTTGAGACACCTCTACAGTTGAAATATCTCAAAGCCTATCTTGTGGCTAAAGAGTTCCACAAATTTGTCATGAAACACCGTGACTATAAGAATTTAATGGCTGTCTACAATACGGCAAAGCCCATGCTTACGGTTGAATTATCAGAATTGGATAGTGATGACATGTTGCTCAATACTCCTGAAGCTACCTATGATTTGCGGCAAGGAACAAAAGGGCAACAAGCTCACAATCCAGATGACTACATTACTAAAATGACAGCAGTCTCTCCTAGTGACAAAGGTCATGATTTGTGGCAGGAATCCTTAGCTACCTTTTTCTGTAACGACCAAGAATTGATTGACTATGTTCAAAAAATCATTGGGATGGCAGCTATCGGAAAAGTCTATCAAGAACATATGATTATTGCCTATGGAGGTGGGGCAAACGGCAAGTCTACCTTTTGGAATACCATTGCTCGTGTGCTAGGGAGCTATTCTGGCAAGTTATCTGCAGAGGCCTTGACTATGTCAAGCAAGCGTAACGTCAGTCCTGAGCTCGCAGAGCTTAAAGGGAAACGTCTGGTCATTGCTTCTGAAATGGCTGAGGGTATGCGACTCAATACAGCCGTTGTGAAGCAGATTACCTCTACGGATGAAATCCAAGCGGAGAAGAAGTATAAGGATCCTTTCCACTTTGTGCCATCACATACGCTAGTTCTTTACACCAATCATTTGCCTAAAGTGGGAGCGAACGATGATGGGACTTGGCGTCGTTTGGTGGTTATCCCATTTAATGCCAAAATCACCAGTCGCTCTGATATCAAAAACTTTGCGGACCATTTGTACGACCATGCGGCACCAGCTATTATGTCGTGGATTATTGAAGGAGCTGAGAAAGCTATCAAGGCAAACTTCAAGACAAGTGTGCCAGTTGCTGTTTCAAATTCCGTCAAAGCCTACCGAGAGGCCAATGATTGGTTAGGGCACTTCCTTAGTGACTGTTGCGAAGTTGGTGACCAGTTGACAGAAAAATCTGGAGAACTCTACAGTCAGTACCGTGCCTACTGTGCCAAAAATATGGAGTACACGCGCAGCACGACAGATTTTTATTCTGCCCTGGACCAGGCAGGATTTAGACGCAAACGAACCAGTAAAGGCAACCTCATTCTAGGTTTGAAATTGGTTGAAGATGACTATGATTTCCTAGACTAGTGACTGTCATTTTCCATGTCCTACCTCCACAAGGGAGATGGAGAGGGATTTTAGGTGTGCTAGTCATTGACTTGATGATAAGAATTTATGAGTTCTAATTACTAGAACAGATTAGTCAGAAGGACTAGCACGACTAACATGATTTGATTTTGTGTAGGTCTATTATGGTCTTTTCTAAAACTATCCTATAAGCAAAAATTACTATAAAAAAGCCTATAAGGGGAGTTTTAGAAATGACTGTACTATACCTCCACACGTCAATTTGACGAAAGGATTTGTTATGCGAGAAAAAGTTGTTGAACAGAAGTTAGTGAGTGAAGTGAAAAAGCGAGGTGGGATTTGTCCCAAATGGGTGTCGCCTTCGTTTGGCGGTGTGCCAGACAGGTTGGTGTTTTTACCCAAGGGTAAGTTTGGCATGGTGGAACTAAAAGCCCCTGGTGGAAAGCCACGTTTACTACAAGTGACAAGGCACAAGATGTTTGACGGATTGGGTTTCAAGGTACATGTGCTAGATAGTATTTAGAAGATTGGAGAAGTGCTAGATGAAATTGAGTTTACATGATTATCAAGAAGTCACCAAGGACTTCATCATAAGAACCCCTTATACGGCGGTCATCTTAGACATGGGGATGGGAAAAACTGCTACGACCTTATCAGCCATCAACGAGCTGATGTTTGATCGTTACGAAGTCTCAAAGGTACTGGTTATCGCACCTCTTCGTGTCGCAAACACCGTATGGAGTGATGAAATAGAGCAGTGGGAGGAGCTGAGACACCTCCGTTATGCTAAGATTGTTGGAACACCAAAACAGAGAAGAGCTGCCCTTGAGCAAGATGCGGATATCTACATCGTCAACCGTGAAAATCTCCCTTGGTTGGTGGAGCAATGCAGTTCTTACTTCAAGTGGGACATGGTGGTCATCGATGAACTCTCGTCTTTCAAGTCTTGGCAATCCAAACGCTTCAAAGCCTTTATGGCCATGCGTCCTTACATGAAGCGTGTGGTAGGATTGACTGGTACACCCACTTCAAATGGGCTGATGGACTTGTTCGCAGAGTTCAAGGTCATTGATGGAGGGAAGCGTCTAGGGCGTTTCATCGGAGAGTATCGCAGTCGTTACTTCCGTGAGGGAGCTCGCAATGGTCAGGTGGTTTATAACTACATCCCTATGGATTATGCGGAGTGCCAAATCTATGATAAGATTGACGACATCACAATTTCCATGAAAGCCATGGATTATCTTAAGATGCCTGAGCTGATTTCAACCAAGAAGGTGGTTCATCTCACTGACAAAGAAACCGAAAACTATAAGCAGTTCAGGAAAGATTATGTGCTATCTGACCTTGAAGAAAATGAGGTGACAGCTGCCAATGCGGCTAGTCTCTCAAATAAGTTAGTACAAATGGCCAATGGTGCCGTTTACTCTGATGATAATCAAGTGGTAAGTCTCCATGACCAGAAGCTCGATGCCCTCGAGGATATTATCGAAGCTGCCAATGGTGAACCAGTTCTTATCGCTTATTGGTTCAAGCATGACCTTCAGCGTATTGAGGAACGTTTGGCAAAGCTCAAGGTTAAGGGAACGGTACTTAAAACTGAGCAGGACATCCGTGAGTGGAACAAGGGTAATATTTCTGTTGGACTTTTACACCCAGCGAGTGCCGGTCACGGTCTAAACCTTCAAAAGGGTGGCCATCATTTGGTTTGGTTTGGTCTCACTTGGTCTTTGGAACTCTACCAACAAACCAACGCTCGTCTGTGGCGACAAGGGCAACAAGCAGATACTGTGGTCATACAGCACATTGTAACGGAAGACACTATTGACGAGGAAATCCTCAAAGCACTGGAAAACAAAGATGCCCAACAATCACGGCTGATTGAAGCTGTGAAAGCACAAGTAGGAGGAACGGATGGATAAAGCGGAATATATCCTAACGCATTATAATGAACTCAAGGGGGACTTGGAAATGTTGAAGTATCGCTTGGAGAATTTTAAGCCTGTGACTGAGAATGAAGTGATTGGGTCACTTGTCTTCGAACGATCGGATGAACCTAAAGTCACCTATACTCCGTCAAATCAACGTTCAGAGGTGCTAGCCCTAAGTTTTCGTGACAAGATGATCCAGGAAAATGAAGAGCTCTTAGCCGATTTGACTCAACGATATATACGACTGGTAAATGACCTTGATAATTTTGAGATGGCTATTCGATTTCTTAAGGATGACCTAGCTGAGTTTGCACAAGAAATGTTAAAGCCAGAGTGTAATTGGGATAGTTTGATGAGGGAGTTTCACATTAGTCGTAGTACGGTTAGAAATTGGCGTCGTAAGGTATTGGATCACGTTAGGGGAGTTTATCTGAAGATGGGCTATTCCTTAGAAAAATAACCTCCCCTTGCACTCCCCCTGACCTAACAGTAACCTCCCTCTGCACTAAATGTGACCTAACATTGACCTCCCTTTGTAAAAATTTGTGGTAGAATTGTAAGTGTCAAAAAAGATAAAATCTCCCAGTAATGACTGGATATACCTTCGCTTGTACGGTAATATAACGCTACAAAAACAAGAGGAGGTCGTCAAAATGACAAAAGGCCAACAAGAAAAACTCAACGCCCTTTTAACAGCGATTGCTCAAGAAGAACTTTTGGTTGAAACCTTGGAAACACGAAAAAGTGATACCCTCGATTTCTACGATGTTTCGGTTTGGGGAATTAAAAGGGCACTCGAGAGAGCCTACGAAGCAGGCCAACAATCAGTAAAATAAACCAAAGCCTATCCCAAAAGGGTTGGGCTTTTTGCATGGAGGAAAAGATGATTTTAACAAGCGAACAAGTTTCAAGTGGACACCCTGACAAGCTCTGTGACCAAATCTCAGATGCGATTATGACGGAGTGTCTCAAGCATGATAAGAACAGCCGTGTGGCCGTTGAAACACTTATCAAAGATAACCAAGTAGTTGTGGCAGGAGAAGTCTCAACCAAGCACTTCTTCAACCTCGAAGGCATTGTCAAAAAGGTTCTCGAACCTTACGACATGGAGGATATCATGGTGACGAACCTTCTTGGTGTTCAAAGTCCAGACATTGCTCAAGGTGTGAACAAGGGAGGTGCTGGTGATCAAGGCATTATGTTTGGTTATGCGACCGATGAAACCCCTGAGTTCTTACCACTTCCTTATGTGTTGGCGACTCGTGTTCTTGAAAAGTTAACCAGCCTTGGTCACCCTGCCTTGGGCAAAGATGCCAAAGCTCAAGTCACATACGACTATGAAAACAAACGTATAGAGACCTTCCTTGTCTCTATCCAACACGACGAGGAGGTTGACCTTGCCTCAGTCAAACGCATTGTCACCCAAGCTATGATATCGGTTGCTCAACGATACCGTCAGAACCTTGACTTCAGGGTTTTGGTTAACCCAACAAACAGGACGCTTTGTTCTCGGCGGCTCTTACGCAGACGCTGGTGTGACTGGTCGTAAGATTGTGGCAGATACCTACGGTGGCTTTTCTCATCACGGTGGTGGAGCTTTCTCTGGTAAGGATCCCTCTAAGGTCGACCGTTCAGCCGCTTACATGGCACGGAAGATTGCCAAGGACTTCGTCCGTGAAGGTTATGCCAAACGCTGTGAAGTCCAGTTAGCTTATGCCATTGGGGTTGCGGAGCCTGTAGGTGTTTATGTGAACACCTTTGGGACAAGTGATTATGCTCTTGAACAACTAGTAGGAGTGGTTCGTGAACGCTACGATCTTACCCCACAAGGAATTATCAAGGAGCTGAACCTCTTGGACGTGGACTACACCAAGACCACTTGCCTTGGGCATTTCACCAAGCCTTACCTTCCTTGGGAGCAGTAAGATGCCACGCAGACCAAGCATCCCTTGTAAGCAGAACGGTTGTCCGAACCTTGTGACCTATGGAAACAAATACTGTGACGACCACAAAGCTAACTACAGCCTTGATGCCAAGTCAACTAAAGCCAAAGGTTACGATACTCGATGGAACAAGGCACGGCTTCGTTACCTCAAGTTCCATCCTCTCTGTGTTTACTGCCAAAGGAAAGGACGACTGACCAAGGCAACGGTAGTTGACCATATCACTCCCCACCGAGGTGACCAAGACCTCTTCTGGAATCCATCCAACTGGCAAGCCCTCTGTAAGTCTTGTCATGACCGAAAGACCAAGACGACTGACCGATATGTGGAGTATACTTATCGGTTCTAGTTATACTCTCTCAGGAGGTACGTTTTCCAAATTTCTGAGTTTCGTTACAAAAGTATCCCTTTTTCCATCATTTAGGGTAGGGGGATATAAATCTCTAAACCCTTGTCCCACAAAGACCGACGCCCCCTCAAACGTGCATTTTCGCAAAATTCGTAAAGGGGGACTTGAAACGTAGTTGGAGGTTAGCAGAACCCTATTCAGATTAACTGTTCTTGGGAGAGGTAGTTTCGTTTTATAGTTTAATTTGGAAGGGATATTTTGAAGTTAAATTGTCCAAAATTGACTAAAACATCGTGATTTTAGATATGGGGGTGAACTCTTGAACGAAAACCAACGCAGACAGATTTGGGCGATGAGAAGTCAAGGTTTGGGATACGGTACAATTGCTCAAGCAGTTAATCTCCCAAGAGATGCTGTTAGAAAATTTTGTAGCCGCAGACCAGAGCTTAAAGGTTACGGCCATGTCGTCCAACAAACGATTGAAGAACAAGGCTATGATTACTGTTTGACTTGTGGCACTAAACTAGACCACAAACTGGTGGGCAGACCTAAGAAGTTCTGCTCGAATAGGTGCCGAGCGATTTGGTGGAGAGACAATCAAAGCCAACACGATAAAACCAAAACTGCATATGATGAATTGACTTGCCAGAACTGTGGTAGGTCTTTTTTATCCTATTCCAATCCAACAAGGAAGTTCTGTGGACACCCTTGTTACATTGATTATCGATTTAGAAAAGGAGTAAGGAATGACAACGCAACCCAACATGGAGATTAAGGAACTTCCCCTAAGTGACTTAAAACCTGCTTCTTATAACCCTCGAAAGAAATTGAAGAAGGGTGATAAGGAGTACGAAAAGATTAAACAAAGCCTACTCAAGTTTGGCTATGTAGACCCCATCATTGTCAACGAAGATTTGACGGTCATTGGTGGACATCAACGTTTGACGGTTCTTAAAGACCTCAAGTATGAAACGGCTAAGTGTGTCATTGTCTCTCTGTCCAAGGAAGATGAAAAGGCACTGAATATTGCCCTCAATAAAATTACTGGTCAATGGGATGACCAGCTTCTAGCAGACTTGCTTTTGGACTTGCAAGAGTCAGACTTTAACCTTGACCTGACGGGCTTTGAACCACCAGAGATTGATGATATTCTCTCCAATGTCCATGACAAGGACTTGTCTGAAGATGACTTTGATGTGGAGGAGGAGCTGAAGAAACCAACGGTCGCAAGACGTGGGGACATCTGGCAACTCGGAAAACACCGAGTCATTTGTGGTGATTCCACAAAGGCAGAAACTTATGACCAGTTGTTAGGGGATAAGAAAGCCAATCTCGTTGTGACAGACCCGCCTTATAATGTGGACGTTGAAGAGACGGCTGGAAAAATCCTCAATGACAATATGTCTGACGGTGATTTCTACCAGTTCCTCTATGACATGTTTACCCAAGTGGAAAGTCACATGGAAGCCGATGCGTCTATCTATGTTTTCCATGCAGACACGGAAGGGCTTAACTTCCGAAAGGCTTTCAAGGACGCTGGTTTCTATCTAAGTGGGTGTTGTATTTGGAAGAAGAACTCACTGGTTCTTGGACGCAGTCCCTACCAATGGCAACACGAGCCCTGCCTCTTTGGTTGGAAACAAAAAGGGAAACACCAGTGGTTCAGTGATCGTAAGCAGACCACCATTTGGGAATATGACCGACCTAAGTCGAGTAAAGACCACCCAACCATGAAACCTATTCAACTCATGGCTTACCCAATCCAGAACTCATCCATGCGAGGGACACTTGTCCTTGATCCCTTTCTTGGTTCAGGTTCAACTCTTATGGCGGCTGACCAAACTGGTCGAGTGTGCTACGGCATTGAGGTTGATGAAAAGTTTGTGGATGTCATTGTCAAACGCTACATGGAGTCGACTGCTAATTCCGATGTGACAGTTATCCGTGAAGGTCAAATCTTGACTTACGATGAAGCTAAAGCTCAGATGGAGGAACACTTATGACTCTAACCTTTCTTGATTTCTTTTCAGGAGTGGGTGGCTTTCGTCGTGGGTTGGAGTTGGCAGGAATGACCTGTCTTGGCTACTATGAAAAGGACAAGTTTGCACGAAAATCCTATGAAGCAATGTACGATACAGAAGGAGAATGGTTTCATGACGACATCACAAGAATTGACCCCACACAACTTCCAAAAGCAGATTTATGGACTGCGGGAAGTCCTTGTCAAAATGTGTCTATCGCAGGAAAGCGAGCCGGATTATACGGTGAGCGAAGTGGACTCTTTTTTACATTTGTTGACCTCATCCAAAGCCAAAAAGAAGAAGATAAACCCGAATGGGTTCTCCTTGAAAATGTTAAGGGACTTCTATCAAGTGGCGGGGGACGAGATTATCTCGACTATCTCTCTATCTTGGATGAAGCAGGGTACGACCTTGAATGGCAAGTGTTCAACTCAAAAGACTACGGAGTTCCCCAAAACCGAGAACGCATCTACACTCTCGGACATCTTAGAAGTCGAGGTCGACGACAAATACTACCTCTCAGCGGAGAAGGCGGTAGCCATCTTAAGCAACTTATAGGTGGCATGCAAAGCTACAGAGTCTACGACCCTAGTGGCATTGCTAAAACCCTTGTCGGTTAGGGTGGGGGACTAGGAGCTAAGACAGGTCTGTATCTGATTGACCAGTCCTTGACTAACCCTAAGCTGACTGACGAAGCAAGGTGCATCACCGCTCGCTACACGGCAGGAGCTACCAAGCGTACGGCTATGAACTCTGGGGTTCTTGAAGTTCAGCCCATTCTGACACCAGATAGAGTGACCAAGCGTCAAAATGGCAGACGGCTCAAGGAACAGGATGAGCCTATGTTTACGTTGACCTCCCAAGACCGCCATGGAGTTCTTGAAGGCATCAAGGTCAGAAATGGGACAAAGCAGGGCTATCAAGTGGCAGAGGTTGGCGACTCTGTTGACCTCTCCTATCCAGGCTCTCAAACGAGACGAGCAAGAGTTGGGAAGGGTATTGCCCACAACCTTTCTTGTGGTGGACAAATGGGTGCAGTGGTTTGGAAGGGTCGAGTGGTGAAAATCAGAAGGCTCACCCCAAGAGAGTGTTTCAGACTCCAAGGCTTTTCAGATGATTTGTTTGACAAGGCTCAGGCTGTTAACTCTGATGCCCAGCTCTACAAACAGGCGGGAAATGGCGTAACTGTCACTGTGGTTTATGCCATTGGGAAGGCCATGTTAGAAGCCAATAAATCTGCAAATAATAAGCAGAAATAACTGGATATAAGTCCTCTTTAGAGGTAATATGTCTACGACAAAACAAGAGGAGAACAACAGCATGACAACACAAACAACCCTAGAAAATGCCTACAGCCTTTACCCAGCAACTGCTAGCATCGTACCATTCAAAAACTGGTTGATCATCGCTTACCAAAGCTACAAAGGCATTAACCTTCACATCTTTGAAACGGTTGAGAACCTTGACGAGTTTCCACAGGAAGAACGACGCTTCAACCTTATCATTGACTCAGAAGAAACCTTCCAAGACCAAGGTCACGCAGTGAAATGGGCATTTGAAACGTTAGGAGCATAAGATGAATGACAAGATTTTAAACCGAATCAAGTCTACCTACCCAGAAGGGACAAGGGTGAGGTTAGTCCAGATGGACGACATCGGCTCACTTATTGTCTCTTGGGACAATGGGCAGAGCTTAAACGTTTTGTACGGTATTGATAGTGTTGAAAAGATTTAAAAGGTTTCTCTTGAAGCCTTTTTCTTGTGCCAAAAAGGGGGTGAGACCGTGGCAGTTAGAGGGCGAAAACCAAAGCCTACCAATTTGAAAATACTTGAAGGAAACCCTGGGAAGCGACCTCTACCCACTAACGAGGTTAAACCCAAACAGAAAGCCCCACGTTGCCCTCAGTGGCTCGAAGATGATGCCAAGAAGGAATGGAAGCGGATGGGGAAAATTCTCGAACAGATGGGTATATTAACGGAGATGGATATGACAGCCTTTGCGGGATATTGCCAAGCCTATGCAAGATGGAAGGAAGCCGAAGAGTTTCTCTCCAAGCATGGGTCTATCATCAAAACCCCAAACGGCTATCTCCAACAAGTGCCACAGGTATCTATTAGCCAGACCAATCTAAAAATCATGCTTAAGTTCTGTGAGCAGTTTGGTCTAACACCATCAGCTCGTAATCGATTGGCGACCATGGACGCAGAGGTTGGCACTGGTGATGAGATGGAGGATTTGTTAGGAGATATTCTATGACCTATCATTACGAACCGAGCCCCTTTATGCTTCCGACTTCTCATTATGATAAGGCAAGGGCGGATAGGGCAGTGACCTTTATTAGCAACCTTGCCCACACCAAAGGCAAGTGGGCAGGGAAGAAGTTTGATTTGTTGCCGTGGCAGGAACAGATTGTCCGTGACCTCTTCGGGATTGTTAAGGAAGATGGCAATCGACAGTTTCTAACGGCTTATATCGAGATTCCAAAGAAAAACGGCAAGTCTGAACTCGCCGCCGCAATTGCCCTCTATCTTCTATACGCTGACAATGAAGCCAGTGCAGAAGTCTATGGAGCGGCTTGTGACCGTAACCAAGCTTCAATCGTCTTTGACGTTGCCAAACAAATGGTACTCATGAGTCGACCGCTTGAAAAACGCTCCAAGATTATGGGGGCGACAAAGAGGATTGTGAACTATTCCAACGCTGGATTTTACCAAGTCCTCTCAGCTGAGACTGGCACCAAGCACGGTCTTAACGTGTCAGGGCTTGTCTTTGACGAAATCCATGCGCAACCCAACCGCCATCTTTACGATGTCTTGACCAAAGGTTCTGGAGATGCTAGGGAACAACCTCTCTTTTTCATCATCACAACAGCTGGAACTGATAAAAACTCTATCTGTTATGAACTTCATACCAAGGCACTTGATATTCTCAAAGGTCGAAAGAAGGACACGTCCTTTTATCCAGTAGTCTATGGTCTTTCTGATGAAGATGATTGGAATGACGAAGCCAACTGGCTAAAAGCTAATCCATCACTTGGTCACACCATTGGGATTGACCGTGTTCGTGAAGCCTACCAACAGGCTCTTGATAACCCAGCTGAAGAGAATGTCTTTAAGCAGCTCCGTCTCAATATGTGGACGAGTTCCAGCGTGGCTTGGATTCCTGAACATGTCTATGCCAAAGGTAATGCCCCAATAGATTATGAGGCTCTCAAGGGTCGTGACTGTTACGCAGGCCTTGACCTATCAAGTACCTCTGACATCACAGCTTTTGTCTTGGTCTTTCCTCCACGACACAGTGGGGAGAACTACATCATCTTACCATTCTTTTGGTTACCAGAAGATACCCTGGAACTCAGATGTCGTCGTGACCATGTTCTTTATGATGTTTGGGAAAGACAGGGCTACATCAAGACGACCGAAGGGAATGTTGTTCACTACGGATTTATCGAAGCCTTTATTGAACAACTCTCTGAAACCTACCACATCAAGGAAATCGCCTATGACCGTTGGAATGCGACACAGATGGTGCAGAACCTTGAAGGAATGGGCTTGACCATGGTGCCTTTTGGGCAGGGCTATAAGGATATGAGTCCACCGTCCAAGGAACTTTACAAACTCATGATGGAAGGGAAAATCCAACATGGCGGTCACCCAGTTCTTAAATGGATGGGACAAAACGTGGTCATGCGACAAGACCCTGCTGGTAATATCAAGCCAGACAAGGAAAAATCCGTTGAGAAGATTGACGGTATCGTGGCTCTTATCATGGGGCTTGACCGTTGTATTCGTCACCAAGGTGATGAAACGAGTGTCTACGATGAGCGAGGGATATTGAGTTTTTAAGCAAATATTTTCTTCAAATCTTTGATAATATCGCAGAAATAACTGGATAAGTCTCCTCTTTAGAGTTAATATGTACACAACAAAAGAAGAGGAGAACAAAACCATGAGAACCAAAGGAAACGAACAAATCATTGACAGATTAACTAAACGACAAGCCCAAAATTAGGTTTGGGACAGAACAGTTGAGGTTAACAACTGCCGCATTGAATTAGAGGATTGCCAAGCCAAGGGACTTTGGGACGGCAATTTCAAGTGGGAACTACAAAATACCCAAGAAATGCTTGAAGAAGTACAAGACTTCTTAGCACGATTCGCATAATAAAACCAAAGCACTTCAAAATGAGGTGCTTTTTTCGTACCCAAAAATAAGGAGGACTTATGGGACTACTTGATTTACTTGGAAGAAAAAGGGCTAGAGATAAGCCCCAGAACAGCTATGAAGGTCAGGATTTTTCCTACCTCTTTGGTCGGACAACCAGTGGCGAGAATGTGGATGAGTTTAAGGCTATGCAGACGACGGCGGTCTATGCTTGTGTGCGAATCCTTGCAGAAGCAGTTGCTTCTTTACCAATTCATGTTTATGAGTTGACGAGTAATGGAAAAGAGAAAAAAATCGATCACCCGTTATACTTTCTCCTTCACGATGAGCCCAATCCAGAGATGTCCTCCTTTATCCTTCGAGAGACGATTATGAGTCATTTGTTGATATGGGGAAATGCTTATGTGCAGATTATCAGGGATAAGGCTGGACGAGTGATTAGTCTCTATCCGCTCTTACCTGACAAGATGTCTGTCCACCGTGATGATAGTGGGAAACTCTACTACAAATACCAAAGGCAAACCGAAGAGAATCCTAACTTCAAAGATAAAGGGACAGTCCTATTGAAGCAGGAGGATATTCTTCATGTGCCTGGGCTTGGCTTTGATGGCTTGATTGGTTATTCACCAATTGCCATGGCAAAAAATGCGATTGGGATGACACTTGCGACTGAAAATTATGGGGCAGCCTTCTTTAAAAATGGGGCTAACCCAGGTGGAGTTTTGGAACACCCAGGGATTTTGAAAGATCCTAAACGAGTTCGTGATTCATGGAATGCTGTCTATAATGGGGCGACCAACGCTCATAAAGTAGCTGTTCTTGAAGAAGGGATGAAGTATACCCAGGTCGGTATTCCACCAGAAGAAGCCCAGTTTCTACAGACACGGAAGTTTCAGATTAACGAAATTGCACGGCTTTACCGCATTCCACCCCATATGGTTGGGGATTTGGAGAAGTCGTCTTTTTCAAATATCGAACAGCAGTCACTTGAATTTGTGAAATATACTTTAGACCCTTGGGTAGTTCGGTTAGAACAGGCCTTCAAAAGGTCTCTTTTTTACCTGAAGAAAAGAAGCGTTACCTTATCAAGTTTAATGTAGACGGTTTGCTTCGTGGCGACTACCAAAGCCGTATGAATGGCTATGCTATCGCACGACAAAATGGTTGGCTTTCGACTAATGACATCCGTGAGTTAGAAGACTTGAACTTGCTCTCTGATGAAGAAGGCGGAAACCTCTACTTGATTAATGGCAATATGACCAAATTAAAAGATGCTGGTGGTTTCATGAAGCAACCGTCAGAAACGGATCCAGCTGAAGATTTACCAGAGGAGGAAGAAGATGCGACAATTTTGGAATTTTACTGACGAAGGAGAGGTCCGCACTCTTCGGATTGAGGGACAGATTGCAGACGAGACCTGGTTTGGGGATGAAGTCACCCCGCAGCTTTTTAAGAAAGATTTGCTTTCAGGCAAAGGCGATATCACCCTCTGGATTAACAGTCCAGGGGGTGATGTGTTTGCGGCCGCTCAAATCTATAACATGCTTATGGATTATAAAGGCAATGTCCATGTCATCATTGATGGTCTAGCTGCCAGTGCTGCTAGTGTCATTGCCATGGCAGGAACAACGGTTTCCATGAGTCCAGTTGCCATGATGATGATTCATAACCCTTGGACGTTTGCGCAAGGTGAAGCTAAAGATATGGCCAAGGTCATTGAGATGCTTGGCGAAATTAAGGAGTCCATTATCAATGCCTATGAGCTTAGAACTGGACTTTCCAGAACCAAGATTTCTCATCTTATGGATTCGGAATCTTGGTTCAATGCCAAGAAAGCTGTGGAGCTTGGTTTTGCGGATAAGGTGCTCTTTGAGAAAGAGGAGACACCTGAGCAGGATCATCAAAATAGCTACACTTTTAGTAGAGTGACTGCTGCTCATGATTTGGTGGTGAAACTGCAAGCGAGCCTTCAACCACCCAAACCACAGAAAACGATCCCCATAAATCAGTTGGAAAAACGACTGAACCTATTGAAATAAAAGGAGAATACCTATGTCTAAACTACTTGAATTGAAAGAAAACGTAACGCTGCTTGGGCTCAAGCGAAAGCCTTTCTGGATACTGTTCGCTCTGAAGACGGCTTGGTATCAGATGAAGATTCCAAACGCTATGAGGAAATGGAAGCTAAAATCGAGCTCTACAATAAAGAAATTGCTCGCTTGGAGCGCCAAGAAAAGATTGACCTTGAACTGGCGCAACCGAACTCACATGCTCTAACGACGCAGCCAACAGTCATTGTCGATAATCAAAAAGAAGATGAAAAGAAAGGTGTGGCATCAGACATCTACACCCAGACTTTCTGGACCAGTGTCCGTAAGCGTAACTTCTATGACGTGAAGGATGTTCTTCGTGTCGGTGAAGACACAGAAGGCGGACACCTTGTCCCTGATGAATACGAGAAGAAATTGGTACAAGGGCTTCAGGAAGAAAACTTTTTCCGTAGCCTGGCAACTGTTATCAAAACCTCTAGTGGTGAGCGTAAGATTCCAGTTGTTACTGGTCATGGTTCTGCCTCTTGGATGGACGAGAATGGGCTCTATCCAGAGACAGATGAAACCTTTGGCCAAGTAACTCTTGATTCACATAAGATTGGGACAGCAATCCGTATCTCTGAAGAATTGCTCAATGACTCTGTCTTTGACCTTGAGTCTTACATGACTTCTGAGTTTGCACGTCGTATCGGTACAGAAGAAGAAAAATCATTCTTGGTGGGTGATGGTTCTAAAAAACCAACAGGTATCTTTACGCAAGCAGACGTAGAAGGACCAACGACCGCAACCAAAGACATCACCTTTGATGACATGATTGAGCTTTACCACTCGCTTCCTGCTCCTTATCGTAAAAATGCGGTCTGGATTCTCCATGATACTACGGTTAAGGCAATCCGTAAGCTCAAGGACAACAATGGCAATTACATCTGGCAACCGTCTACACAGGCTGGTCAACCTGATTTGATTCTCAACCGTCCTTACTACACGTCAACATTTGCGCCACTTCCAGAATCTGGTAATAAGGCGATTGCCTTTGGGGATTTCTCTTACTATTGGATTGCGGATCGACAAGGTCGTACCTTCAAGCGTCTCAACGAGCTTTATGCCAACAATGGTCAGATTGGTTTCTTAGCGAGCCAACGTGTGGATGGAAAATTGGTTCTTCCCGAAGCAGTGAAGATACTCACCATTAAAGGGAAAGGGCTATGATAACGCTAGAAGAAGCCAAGCTCTATCTGAAAGTGGAGAATGATGAGGAGGACTTCCTAATCGAGCAGTTGATAGCTACTAGTCAACAGCTTTGTGAGGATATTCTTCGTCAATCTTCTACATCAGAAGTTCTAAAGACGGCAATCCTTTATGGGGTTGCTTTTCTTTATGAGCACCGTGAAGAAGCCAATCATAAGGAATTAAAAGAGACGCTTTATCATTTGCTTTTGGCTGATAGAAAGGATGTGTTCTGATGAAGATAGCTCATTTAAGAGAACAGCTGGTCTTTCAAGAAAAGCGAATCAGACAAGATGCTATTGGAAATGAGTCAGCAATCTGGGATAACCTATTCATGCGTTGGTGTTCTTGTCGCCCTTTGGCTTTAACGGAAAGTGATGGGAGTGCAACCAAACTCATTCACAATAAGGTACAGTTTACGCTTCGATATGACAAAAAGGTTCTTACTCTCAATACCCTGACGAGTAGGATTTACTTTCGTGACCACTTTTACGCTATTGAGTCCCTTGATGGTGATACTGTGCCACGGCAGTTGATTTACATCGTTGCCACCAAGGAGGAGTCTTATGACTAGGATTGGACTTGACGATTTGGCTTCTGTCATTGAAAAAGAGCTGACCACCTATGCTAAGGAAACCACAGATACCATGCGTGAGGTAGTCGAGGAAGTGACGGACGCTGCCGTTGAAAACCTGATGGTCATGTCACCCAAGCGTCGTGGTAAATATGCTAGAGGTTGGAAGAGTAAGACAACGACTGATACTAATACAGCGCTGACTAAAACCATTCACAACCGAACACCAGGGCTGACGCATCTGCTTGAAGATGGACATGCCAAACAAAACGGTGGTCGGGTGGAAGGAAGAAAGCACATCGCTCCTGTCGAGAAAAGGGTGATTCAGTCGTTTGAAGACAAATTGCGACAGAAACTGTGAGGTGCCTTATGCGATTTGAAGACCTCTTTCCTGTCTTAAAAGAGACCAAACTCCCAGTAGCTTATCACCATCTTGAGGAAGGGCACAGCCCCAGTCCGCCCTTTGTGGTCTATCTGGTCACGGATTCAGATAATCTTGGGGCCGATAACTGGACTTATCACAAAAGGCTCAACGTCCAGATTGAGCTTTACACGACAAAGAAAGATTTAGCAACAGAAAAAACGGTGGAATCAGTTCTTGATGCCCACCGTCTTTATTTTGACAAGGTAGAGACTTACATCACTAGTGAGAAACTCTACCAAACCATTTATTCCATCACACTATTAGGAGGATAACCATGGCAGAAAAAAACAAGGTCACCTTTGGCCTACAAGATGTCCACTGGGCAGAAGTCACCAGTGAGGGAGCTGACGGTGCTTTGACTTATGGCACTGTCGAGCGACTTCGTGGTGCCGCAGAACTAACCCTTGAACCCACTGGAGACAAGGGATCTTACAAGGCAGATAACATCAACTTTTACACGACAGAATCTAATGACGGCTATGAGGGAACACTCAAAGTTGCCCTCTTGTCTCAGGAGTTTCTGACTAGAGTTTTGGGCGAGCAGCTTGATGCGACCACCAACACCATTTCAGAAATTGCTAGCAGCAAGAAAAAGAACTTCGCTCTCATGTTCCGATTTGAAGGGGACAAGAAAGAGACGCTTCATGTGCTTTATTACTGTTATGCGTCACGCCCAAATGTAGGATCTAAAACCAAGTCTGGGTCTGATATCAATGAGGTAGAGTTGACCTTTACGGCAAGTCCGCGCCCACTCGATAAGATTGTTCGCCGCAGAACGACTGAAGAAACCAGTGATGAGATTCGTGAGAACTGGTTTAAGTCTGTCTTTGAACCAATTGCTTAAAGGAGGAGAACATGCGACAAAATATCACGATTGCTGGAAAAACCTATCCCTTGGCTACGAATGCCTATACACCGATTGCTTATAAGGAGCAATTTGGAAAGGATTATTTCCAGGATCTCTTTAACATGTTAAGTGCGGAATCCATCATGACTCAACTTGAGCAATTGGAAGAGGGGGAAGAGTTAAAGGCTAGTCAGATTGACCTATCTATCTTGTCTGATTTCGACATGACCTTTTTCCACCGTCTCTTTTGGGTCTTTGCCAAGTCAGCCAATCCTCGAATCAAACCCTTCGAGGATTTCTTTATGTCAATGGAGGAATTTCCTCTTCAGGAAGTTGGACCAGTCTTGATGTCCATGCTTAACCAAGGGATGACTACCAGAAAAAAGCAGATGAATCAGAAACAGCGAGTGAGGAAGTCTTCACGGTAGAGAGTTACCTCTCTTGTTGTAAGGAGACAGGTCTTTCCATTGACGACTTGAAGCATATCTCGATTGGCATGGCTCTGGATTATCAGACAGATTATGTGGAACTTCGAAGTCGAGGTGAGATTGGTGTTCGCAAAGCTACCCAAGCAGACTTTGACAATTTCTAGTAGGGAGGGGGAGTGACGATGGCAGGAAACATTAAGGGGATCACCATTGAAATTGGTGGTGATACCCAACCCTTACAAAATGCCTTAAAGGGTGTGAATAAACAGGCTTCTGAAGCCACTAAAGAATTGCGTCAGATTGACAAGGCACTCAAGTTTGACACTGGCAATGTCACTCTTTTGACCCAGAAGCAGGAAGTCTTAGCCAAACAAGTTGAGACGACTAAGGAGAAACTCTCTACTCTTCGTCAAGCTCAGTCTCAAGTCGAGGCTCAGTTCAAGGCCGGTAACATCGGTGCAGACCAATACCGTGCCTTCCAACGTGAGGTAGAGGGTACTCAAACAGTCCTAAAGGGCTATGAATCAAAGCTAGAAAGTGTTAACAGAGCTCTCTCAGAAAACGGAGCGCAGGTTGAAACCAATCAGTCCAAGCTCAATCGTCTCCAAAATGAGCAGGCACAGTTGGTGTCAGAAAGCGAAAAACTCAATAGTTCCTTTAAGCTACAAGAATCGGCTTTAGGTTCGACTGCAAGTGAGGCTGATAAGTTAGCACTTGCCGAACAAAAGGTTGCTTATCATTCAGAAATCCTTGAGAAAGAGATACATAATCTGGAACAACAACTCTCGCTGACAAAGAGCGAATATGGGGAGAATTCGATTGAAGCTAATAAGCTTGAGAAAACCCTTAATGAGACAAAGACCGCTTACAACAATCTCCAAAATGAGATGGAGGAGTTAGCCTCTAGTTCTGCGAGTTCCAAGGCTTCTTTAGAAGAGACAAATAGCCTCTTAAAGGCTGACCTTCTCATGGAGTTTGGTGACCAACTGGGAGAGTTGTCACAGAAGTTGATTGACTTCGGTCAACAATCGCTTGACGCTTTTCTTGAAGTTGATGAGGGCATGGATATCATTGTCACAAAGACAGGAGCAACTGGCTCTGCCCTCGAAGAGATGACAGACATCGCCAAAAGCTTAGCAACGGAACTTCCAACGGACTTTAACACGGCTGGAAGTGCCGTAGGGGAGTTGAATACGCAATTTGGGTTAACAGGAGATGCCCTGAAATCTGCCTCTACCCAGTTGATTCAATTCTCAGAGATCAATGGGAGTGATGTGACGAGCTCTGCCATTTCAGCCAAACAAGCGATTGAGGCCTATGGACTTGAAGCAACTGACTTATCAAGCGTTCTAGACACGGTTACTTATACCAGTCAGGCGACGGGTGTTGGTGTTCAAGAGTTGATGGACAAGGCGGTAGCTGGAGCGCCACAAATCAAAGCCCTTGGTCTTTCCTTTGATGAGGGCATCACCTTGATGGGGCAATTTGAAAAAGCAGGGGTTGATTCTTCTGCAGCACTTTCTTCTCTTTCAAAGGCAGCTGTTAAGTATGCGGGTGATGGGTTGACACTTCAAGAAGGACTTGCTGGAACCATTGAACAAATTAAAACCTCAACGAGTGAAACAGAGGCACTTTCTCTTGCTTCAGAAATCTTTGGTAGTAAAGCAGCGCCACGTATGGTTGATGCCATCAAGCGTGGTGCTTTGTCTTTTGAAGATTTAGCAGGAACAGCTGATAAGGCAGCTGGGATTGTCACTCAGACCTATGAGGGGACACTTGATCCCATTGATAAGTTTACAACTGCTCAAAACACGGCGAAGTTAGCAATGGCTGAGATGGGCGACGCTATTGCCGCAACCCTAGCTCCTATTTTGGAAGTATTGGCGAGTTTACTTCAAGCTGTTGCTACATGGTTTTCTGGTCTATCAGAACCTGTGAAACAATTTATTGTTATTGTCGGAAGTTTGGTCGCAGCCCTTGGATTAGTCTTACCGATTTTTATTGCCCTGCAAGCAGCTGCGATGGCTATGGGAACCACCATCATGGGGATGATAACAGCGGCAGCACCAATCGTAGGGATTATTCTTGGTGTCATTGCCGTTGTTGCCTTACTGGTTGTTGGGATTCAACAACTCTGGCAACATCACGAAGGGTTTAGAACAGCTGTGACGGAAATCTGGAACGCCATCCATGCCTTTTTATCTGTTATCATTCAACAAATATCAAGCTTTGTCATGTCGATATGGGGAACCTTGACCACTTGGTGGACAGAGAACCAACAGCTAATCCTTAATGCCGCAAATACTGTCTGGACAGCTATTTCAACGGTCATTCAAACCATCATGACTATTCTTGGACCTTACCTTCAAGCTAGTTGGGAAAATATCAAGTTGATTATCACAACTGCTTGGGACATCATCAAAGTGGTCGTTGAAACAGCCATCAATGTTGTACTAGGTATTATCAAGGCAGTCATGCAACTCATCACTGGTGATTGGTCTGGTGCCTGGGAAACCATCAAGCAGGCCGTCTCTACAGTTTGGGAAGCCATCAAGTCACTGATTTCGATTGTTCTAAATGCCATTGCTCAGTTCATTTCCAATTCCTGGAATGGGATTAAAGGCACCATGACAAACTTACTCAATAGTATCAAGGGTGTCGTTAGTAATGTCTGGAATGGCATCAAATCAACGATTAGCTCGATTCTATCGAGTATTGGCTCAACGGTATCTTCTATCTGGAATGGGATGAAAGCAACCATCTCAGGTGTCCTAAGTGGTATTTCAAGCACAGTGTCCTCTGTCTGGAATGGGGTCAAATCGACCATTACAAATGCCATCAATGGGGCAAAAAATGCGGTCTCTTCAGCCATCAATGCCATTAAGAATCTCTTTAACTTCAAGATTAAGTGGCCGCATATTCCTCTTCCACACTTTAGTATGTCAGGTTCTGCGAATCCACTTGATTGGTTAAAAGGTGGCTTACCTAAGATTTCCATTCAGTGGTACGCCAAGGGTGGGATTCTGACTAAGCCAACGGCATTTGGTATGACAGGGAATAGCTTGATGGTTGGAGGAGAAGCAGGACGTGAAGCAGTTCTACCTCTTAATAACCAAACTCTTGGCAGTATCGGACGCAGCATCGCAGCCACCATGCCTAACAAAGGAACAACCATAACGGTCAATATCACAGATGTTGTGATTCGTGAAGAAGCGGATATGAAAAAACTAGCCGATTATGTGGCTGGTCGATTAGCTGATGAAATGGCACGACAAGCCTTACTGAGAGGAGGAACAGTGTGATTAAACATAATGAATTGGTACTGAATGGAAAGGGCACCTCGTCTTTTCCTTTTAAAGTTCTTGTGGAAGATAGACCGAGTATTCAAGTGCCACGGTCTAAAACGCAACTCTTAGACCATCGTGGGTTGAGTGGGGCGATTGTTCAAACCAATAAGCATCGTGATGTGATTGAGAAACCTTACCGCTTGTATCTGATTGGTGCAAGTGAGAAAGAGGTCAATGAGTTCTCGGCTTATCTCATGCAGGAAGGGTTTTGGCTAGAAAGTGAACGCCTTAAGCTTACCAGGCTCTGGTGTTACCGAACGGATAGCTTTGACATCAAACAGGATGACCACGATGTGTATGTGAGTGATGTGACCTTTATCTATCACCCCACTCGCTTTTTAAGAGTGTGGATAGGCAAGTTTTGAGTGCAAATGGTGTGTTAAAAACACAAGGCTCTGCCCTTGCCTTCCCTACCATTACCATCACCGGTCAATCGGTGTCAGAAACCTCGTTCACGGTAGGTGACCAGGTGATCCGCATTGAGAAATTTACGGAGCCTCTTGTTATGGTTAATCACCCTGATCGTCCTAGTTTTAAGACCCTATCAGGGAAAGCTGTCAAGTGGTCTGGGGATTTTATCACGATTGATGCCAGTCATCCAACTCAGTCTGTTGGTGTTGTTTTGGGTAGTGGGATATTATCGCTCACTTTTGAGATGAATTGGGGGTGGGTATGATGCTTTACCTTCTTGGCGGTCAAACAAAGACACCGAAATGGAATGGTCAGCCATTATTTGAAACGGTGAGTGCAACGGTAGAAGAGGAGCTGAATGGCACCTTTCAGCTCCATTTAACTTATCCGATTACGGATTCAGGTATTCATGAAACCCTTAGAGCAGATGAGTTGATTTTGTGTCCAACTCCTGATTTGGGAAAGCAGCTCTTTCGTGTTAAGCAGGTAAAGATTCAAGACGATACGATAGAGCTTGAGTGCTATCACATTTCAGATGATATGATGAAGCGTCAGATTAAGCCTTTTTCAGCGACTAACACGACTTGTCAATCAGTCTTGATGAGGCTGGTTGAGGCTTGTCCATCTGATTTAGGACTTTTTAGCTTTGACAGTGATGTGACGGAGCGTCATACCTTTGTCTCTGATGAAGACTTGACGCTCTATCAAGCTCTAATGGATGGCAAGCACTCACTCCTTGGAATTTGGGAAGGTGAGCTCGTTCGTGATAACTTTCAGCTGATAGTTAAGCAGCACCGTGGCAATGATAAGGGAGTTATTCTTACAAGCCATCACAATCTGAAAGCTTTTGAAGATAAGGGGGATTCTGAGAAGGTCATTACGCGCATCTATGCGACCTCAACTTTTCAAGCAGAAGGTAGTGATGTGGATACCGTTCTTTCCGTCGTTGTGGAAAGCCCCCTCATTAACCAATACCCTTATATCTATGAAGAACGGTATGAGAATAACACGCTTCAGACAGAGGAAGAATTACGCCAATGGGCGATGGCTAAGTTCACACATGAGCACATCGATCACATCTCTAGACAGATAACTGTTGAAGCTTATCAGCTTGATGGTCAGGAAGTCCATCTGGGAGATACGGTTACTCTTAAAAGTCAAAAGCACAAGGTAGATGTCAAGAAAAAGGCAGTCGGTTATACCTTTGATGCCCTAGAAGAAGTGTACCTCTCAGTGACCTTTGATGATGAGGTTTCCGTTAGAAACTCTGGGTCATCAGGGGTCAATTCGCTAACCAGTGCGGCCAAGACCATTCTTGACGTCAATCAATCAGTTACAGAACATCGTGCGTCTAAGGAGAGAGCTAATTTTAACAAGGTCTTTGACAGGCAGTTTGAGCGTCTTCAAACAGAAGTTGAAGATGGTATCGCTATGGCCAAAGCAGAAGGCGAGCGTTCTGGGAAGAAAGCTGCTCTTGATTATCTGGCAACGGATGCCCTTGAAGCACGAGTTGCAGCACTTCAAAAAGCTAAGATTGATGAGTTGACCGTCTCTAGTTCAGCATGGATGACAAGGCTTGTCTCCCAACAGATTCTATCAGAGTATGTAAAGAGTTTAGAGGTCGAGGCAGACAGGGTCGTTATTCCAGGTCAGCACACCCCAGTCTTTAGTTTGGATAGGGATGGGAATCTTTCCATTGATACGCCAATCCTAAAGGTGAGAGGGGAAAGCCTAGCGACAAAAGTTGATCTTAAAACTATCTCTTTAACTCCTGGACCAAAGGGCGACGCTGGAGCTGATGGGGTCGGTATTCAATCAAGGGAGCTGTATTACTTAGTTTCTGCACAAAAGACTGGTCTTACGACAACAAGCACTGGTTGGAGTAAAACGATTCCTTCTCTAACCACAACCCTTAAGTATTTGTGGAATTATGAAAAAACCACTTTTACCAATGGCTCAACGACAGTTACAACGCCTGTTGTCATCGGTGTTTATGGGGACAAGGGTGTGGATGGAAAGGCTGGTAAGGACGGAAAGACCCTCTACACTTGGCGGATGTACGCAGATAGTGACAAGGGAGATGGGATTTCTGCCGTCTCAACTGGCAAACGCTACCTTGGACTAGCCGTCAATAGGGAGAGCGCAACGCCTTCTACCAATCCTAGTGACTATACCTGGTCATCCTTTTTTGAAGGAACAGAACTCGGTGGGCGCAATTACATTGACGATTATGCCATGAAGGCTGCGACCTTTTCATCAGTAACCTCTGAGTGGAAGAAGGAGGTGGTTGAGGATACAAGTTCAGTTAGTGGGGTGACCGTTAAGATGACTTGTACCAAAGCAGGTACAGCTGGATTTCATCGGAACTTCTATGATTTAAGGAGTCGAATTGGTGCGGCTATGACTTTTTCAATTGATATTAAGTGTTCAAAAACTGTCACACTCAATATTGGTAGTGAACTTGGTGGGACGAAGGCTTATGAAGTCACAACTGATTGGCAGAAGTTTGTATCTTCGTGGAAAGTCAGTAGCAATCAATATTATTCCTATGTTTTTTACCTAAAGTCAGGAGTTTGGGCAGTGGGGGATGTGGTTTATCTTCGCAATGTTCAACTGGAAGATGGCAACGTTGCTTCAGCCCCCGGACCTTCTTTGAACGATCTCATCGCACAGATTGATGCCAAGGCAGATAATAGCTTTATGAAACAACAATTAGACCTTCTAACTGAAAAGACAGAATCTCTCCGAGTGGACCTTGAGGCGAGAGCGCTAGCAAAAGAAGTGGCCGATTGGCTCAAGTCTTATAAGGAATTTGAGAAAAATAATGAAGCCGTCCTTGCACAATTTAATCAAGACTTTATTGATAATACAGCTCGTATCGCAGCGATTGAAGCCGATCTTAAAGCCAATAGTCTCTTGCTTAACTTTGTCAATACCTATCTGAGAGCTGGGGATAATGGGGTGATTATTGGTAAAAAGGATAACTCTGAGTATATCGAATTAACCCCACAAGGGATGATGATTAAGTCAGCTGGAAATGCCGTCATGACGGTAACAGCTGGTGTCATTAAAATCCATCACGGGGTCTTTGTGGAGACCTTACAGGTTGGTTATTATCGACTAGAAGCCGCAAGGCATAATGCCAAGCATCTAGTTTGTCGTTTTATTGATGCCAAGTAGAAAGGAGACCTTATGGCAGATTATGGTTCAAATAATGATAGGGGCTATACCCTACTTTTACGAGTGGAAGAAACAGGAACTTCAACGGCTAATAATACATCTACTGTCCGAGTCCAACTTTGGCTAAAGAATGGTTATACGACCTTTGGGATGTATGACTGTAGGGCAAGTGTGTCTATCAATGGTCAAACTCTTTCTTGGTCAGGGCGACCAGATATGTATACGGCTCATAGTTCCCTCCACTTGATTGATAAGACCATCACTGTACCACACGATTCCAATGGCTCCAAAACCATCAGTTTTTCAGCGACCTTTTCAGGCTCTGGGGGTTGGTCGCCTGGCACCTTGAATACAGGGTCACAAACGCTACGTTTAAGTGATATTCCACGGTCATCGAGTGCTACAGTTTCTGGGAATATGATGGGGCAAGCCGTAACCATTACGATTAAGCGCGCTAGTAGTGATTTTACCCATAATATCACATGGCATTTTGGTTCTCTAAGTGGGACGATTGGAACAGGCATTGCAACCTCTGTAACGTGGACACCTTCGATTTCACAGTTGGCTACTCAGATTCCAAATAGTACCTCAGGTAATGGGCATTTAACGCTAGCTACTATCTATGGTGGTAAGACAATAGGTTCTATGACAATTCCCATTACCCTCAACCTACCGACGTCAGTTGTTCCAACCTTGGGCAGTATTTCTGTTTCAGAATCCCACGTCACTGCAAAAACGATTTTAACTGGTACGAGTTTTGCCCAGTTGGTATCCAACCCTAAAGTGACCTTCAACCAAGGAGTTGGTGTTTACGGATCGACGATTCCTTCGACGGGTTTTCGTGCAGAGGTCTTTAAGTTTGAGAATAACCAGTGGGTTCAACTTCCAAATGTGGCAACAAGTAATAACGGTCTTTTGGGAGGTATCAACTGGATTGGTCGCGCTAAGGTCTCTGCCTATGTGACCGATTCGAGAGGGCGACAAAGTGCTCGAAAAGAAGTGGAGATAACCTTATTAGAGTATTTCAAACCTATCTTTTCATTCTCAGCGGTTCGAGCTGGTTCTAGTATGAATCAGGTGACGGTCACACGAAAGCTTAAGATTGCCCCTTTGACTATTAGTAATGTCCAAAAGAACAAGGCAACGTTGACTTGGGAAGTGGTCGATTTGGCAAGTGGTCAAAAGGTCACAAACGCTGGTGGTGCCGCCAACTGGACGTCAACAACAGAACACACAAAAACGGATTTCCAAACTATTTTAGGTGGTACTTATGATACTACGAAATCCTACAACATTATTGGAAAGCTCGCAGACCTCTTTTATGCCACGACCTTTGAATTTACCGTTGGTCCAGAGAAGGTCGTCTACGGCTTAAGTCCATCTGGTATGGGGATAGGCAAAGCATGGACAAGAGGGGTGCTTGATGTGGAAGGGAGTTTGCCTGCTTATTTTGACGGTGAGATTTATATGAAGAATAAAAAACTTCTTGATATTTTTTACCCAGTGGGTGTCATTTATGAATCTACGTCAAACATCAGTCCAGCAACCATCATGGGCGGCAGTTGGGAGCGATTTGGAAACGGTCGAGTCTTGGTTGGTGTTTCTGAGAATGAAAGTGAGTTTAATAGTGTCAATAAGACAGGTGGTAGTAAGACACATACCTTGACCATTGATGAGATGCCATCACACTCTCACGCTCAATATGTTTCAGCTAATAATGGTAATAAAGCTATTAGACGTGATTATGGATCAGATGGAAATTCTAATACTTATCCGCAAGGGAATAATACAGGAAATACTGGTGGCGGAAAGCCACACAATAACTTACAACCTTACGTCACGGTTTACCGTTGGCGTAGGATAGCCTAAGAAAGGAAAGTGTCATTATGAAAGAATTACTGGCAACAAATAAAGTTCTCTTCTCAGCGATTGGAGGACTTATTGGTTCTATTTTTGGAGAAGTAGATGGGGTCTTATACGCCCTTTTATTTTTCTCATCATAGACTATGTGACGGGAGTTTTTGCGGCAGTTGTCGAGAAGAACATCTCCAGCAGCATAGGTTTTAAAGGCATCTTCAAAAAGATAGCCATTCTCTTTTTGGTATCTGTGGGACACCTCATTGATACCGAAATCATTAAACAGGGTGGAGCTATTCGCAGCATGGTGATTTTCTTTTACTTGAGTAATGAAGGCTTGAGTATTTTGGAAAATGCGGTGCGAATTGGTTTACCTATTCCTGAGAAACTACAAGCACTCTTAAAACAATTCAACGAAAAAGAAGGAGACTAACATGGGAAAACATCTAGTGATTTGTGGACATGGGAAAGGACGCACCACCTATGATCCTGGAGCAGTCAATACCAAACGTGGCATCACAGAAGCTGGAAAGGTCAGAGAGTTGGCTAAACTCATGTCCAAGTACAGTGGCAAAAACATCGACTATATCACAGACCAAAACGTTTATGATTATAAGTCACTGGCAAGCATCGGTAAGGGTTATGACTCTATTACTGAGCTTCATTTCAATGCCTTTAATGGCACTGCACGAGGAACGGAAGTCCTCATTCAATCCTCTTTGACGGCAGATAAGGAGGATTTGGCAATTCTATCTGTCCTTAGCCGTCATTTCCAAAACCGTGGGATTAAGAAAGTGGACTGGCTCTACAATGCCAACGAAGCTAAGAACCGTGGGTACACTTACCGCTTGGTGGAGATTGCCTTTATCGATAACGAAGAAGATATGACTATCTTTGATAATAAGAAGGAAGAGCTGGCTAAAGGTCTTGTCTCTGCCATTACTCAAGAGGAAGTGAAGACAGTAGTCTCTGCCACCCCCAGTAAGCAAGGAGGACAGCCCAATTCTTCTACCAGCCCTGTTTATCACGTTGGGGATAGTGTTCGTGTGCTTGGTCATGCGACTCATTACCAAACGGGTCAAGCGATGGCGAGTTGGGTCAAGGGTCGATCCTACAAAGTCCTCCAGATCAAAGCTGTAAACCAATCTCGGAGTAAGAGAGCCTACTTACTTGAAGGAATTACATCTTGGGTACTGGAACAGGATGTAGAAGGAACCACCCTTGGTCATTCGGAACAGACCTACACAGCTCAAAAAGGAGACAGCTATTGGCGGATTGCACGGAAATTTGGCACAACAGTTGATGGTCTTTTAGCCTTGAACGGCTTGAAGAAAACCGATGTCTTAAAGATTGGGCAGACCTTGAAAGTCCATAAGGCGACGAGTTCCATCAAAGCAGTAGCGACAAGTCTTGCCCAACGTACGGTTGCGTCAGCATTGTCTAAGGTTGGTCAGAAAGTCACTGTTCCAACCAACCCCTATGGTGGACAATGCGTCAGTCTGGTGGATAAGATTGTACAGGAGATGACCGACAAGGACATGGCATACACCAATGCCATTGACTGTTTAACCAAAGCGAAATCCAACGGCTTTACAGTCATTAAGGATGCTTGGGGCGTTAACCCTAAAGCTGGTGACTTCTATGTTATTAAGACGGACGGTCATCCTTATGGTCACATCGGTATTTGTATCACAGATTCAGACGGTACGACCATTGACGGTGTGGAGCAGAATGTCGATGGTTACTCTGATCATAACAAAAATGGTATCAATGACCAACTGGAAATTGGTGGTGGCGGTATTACTCGCCGAGTGAAACGTGTCTGGATGGCAGATGGCTCACTTTATGATGTAACTGGCACCGTCAAACTTGGAAAAGTTATCGGTTGGTTTAGATTAGGATAGAAGATTTCAAGCCTGGTGGAAACATCAGGCTTTTTCTTTTTGCTTTTTTCTTCAAAAGTTGGACTAAATCCTCACCATCTTCCCCTATTAGGTAGAAGGAGGAAAGTCATGACCCCAGAACAAAAAGCAGCTATTCGTTATTTACGAGAACAGGGACTTGGTTATAAAGCCATTGGCGTAAAGCTCAATCTATCGTCTAACACCATAAAGTCATTTTGTCGTCGTGAGGTGATTGAGGCTGGTGAGAAAACCGATGAGCTTTTACCAGATTATTGTCATGCTTGTGGTCGTGTTTTGACGCATATAGACGGTAAGAAAAAGAAACGCTTTTGTGGAACGTCCTGTCGCCAAATTTGGTGGAACAGCCATTTGGAGGAAGTCAATCGACAGGCCTATACCGAGCATGTCTGTTTGGCTTGTGGGGGTGAGTTTACCTCCTACACTAATCCTAAGAGAAAATATTGTAGTCGTAAGTGCTATGTGACTGCTAGATTTGGAGACAAGAAATGACAGAACAAGACTTTCAACAAGAACTTACCTACCAACTGACTATGGCACAGGCAAAGAAGCTCCTGTCCCAGGGTCTGATTTCTGAAGCCATCTTCCAAGAATTTAAGGCAAAAATGCTCCAAAAATATGAGCCATTTATGAGCCAATTAGTGGCCTAAAGACTTGATAAAGAAGGGCTTTAGAGTGATATATAGTAGCGAAAGGAGATGTATCAATGAAACAAATCAAAACGATACAAGCCCAAAAGGTAACTACCATCAAAAGGTTAAAGGTGGCTGCATACACTAGGGTTTCGCATACGAGTTTACTCCAGTCCTTATCCAATCAAATCAGCCACTACAGCCAAATGATACAGGCAAATCCTGAATGGGACTATGTAGGAGTTTACAGCGATTCAGCCATTAGTGGTCGCAGTCAAGCCCATAGACGAGACTTTCAACAGCTACTTGAAGATTGTCATAAGGGTAAGATTGACCTTATCTTAACCAAGTCTATTTCACGCTTTGGGCGAAATACGGTGGAGCTTTTGGAAACTGTTCGTGAGCTGAAGCGACTTGGTATCAGTGTTCGCTTTGAAAAGGAGAAAATTGACACCCTAACCGCTGAAGGGGAGTTGCTTTTAACCCTGCTTGCCTCCATGGCTCAAGAAGAATCGCAGTCGATCAGTCAAAACATCAGATGGCGAGTGAAGAAACGCTTTGAAGAAGGGAAACCTTATATTCCTCAAGACATCTTTGGCTATCGATGGAATGGCGAAGAATATATGATTGAACCCCATGAAGCCTCTATTGTTAGGCAGGTCTTTGAATGGTATATGGAAGGACTTTCAGCCCCAAAGATAGCTAAAAGGCTTGATGATAGGGGTGAGCGAACAAGGCTAGGTAATCGCTTCACCCAGCGAGTTATTTATAACATGTTTGACCAAGAAGCCTACTGCGGTCGACTGATTTTACAGAAGACCTTTCGAGATCATTTTAGCAGTCGCTCCATTCCAAACGATGGGCAGATGGCAAAGTATATCGTTGAGAATGCCCACGAAGCCATTGTGACACCAGAATATTTCCAACTGGTCAATCAAGAGAAAAAGCGACGTGCTAGGAGGAGAGTCTCAAAGCATGATGCCCTAGCAAGATTACAAGGCAAAGTGTATTGTGAGCACTGCGGTTTAGACATGATTTTAACTTTGGAGACCAAGTCAAATCAGGAAAAGCGAGTGAGGTATTATTGCAGGACAAGAGATGGCAAGGGTGTTGAGGCTTGTCTAGGACGTACCGTTACAGAAGAACAACTCTTTCAAGCCTTTGGTGAGAGCATAAATATAGAAGACATTCACCATATTTCTTTTAATAGCGTGACCAATGAAGCTAAGGTGACCTATAGAAATGGAAAAGAAAACACGTCATCATTCAGAAAGGACGGTAGACATGAAAAAAGTTATCACGATAGAACCAGCTAAACAAGTCACCCATATGGTTGACCTGCCCAGCTTTACTAAACGACGAGTGGCAGGTTATGCAAGGGTATCCACTGACCATGAAGACCAGACAACTTCATATGAAGCTCAGATGACATACTACACAGACTACATCAACAGTCGCTCGGATTGGGAATTTGTCAAGATGTATTCTGATGAAGGGATTTCTGGAACAAACACCAAAAAGAGACTTGGGTTTCAAGAAATGGTGGAAGATGCCCTTGACGGAAAGATAGACCTTATCCTGACCAAGTCTGTCAGTCGATTTGCCAGAAACACGGTGGACTCTCTTTCAACGGTTCGCAAACTCAAGGAAGCAGGTGTTGAAATCTATTTTGAAAAAGAGAACATTTGGACCTTTGATTCCAAAGGGGAGCTTCTGATTACCATCATGTCGAGTCTTGCCCAAGAAGAAAGCCGTTCTATTTCAGAGAACGTGACTTGGGGTAGACGACACCAGTTGGCTGAAGGGCAAGTGACCTTTTCCTACAGCCAAGTTTTAGGCTTCAAGAAATGTGACACGGGTGGCTTTGAGATAGACCAAGAAGAAGCTAAAATCGTGAGGTACATTTTCCATCAGGTTTTATTGGGCAACAACCCCAACAAAATCGCAAGGGAATTGACTGCTCAAGGGATTCCAACACCACAAGGAAAAAGGAAGTGGAGTTATGGCACAGTCAAGCGTATGCTTCGGAATGAAAAATACAAAGGCGATGCCCTCCTTCAAAAAAGTTTTACAACGGACTTCTTGACCAAAAGCACCAAACCTAATGAAGGGGAACTCCCACAGTATTATGTGGAAAACAACCATGAAGCCATTATCAAGCGTGAAGTCTTTGATTTGGTTCAGGTTGAATTGGATAAACTGGAGAAAAAACGGCAAACCAGTAACATCTTCACAGGACGACTGTTTTGCGGTGATTGTGGGTCAGCCTTTGGAAGTAAGGTGTGGCACTCCACCAGCAAGTACAAACGAACTATCTACCAGTGCAATGCCAAGTACAAGGGCGAGCATAAATGTCAGACACCTCATGTGACGGAGGAAGAGATTAAAGGTTGGTTCCTATCAGCCATGAACCAACTCCTCGGCAATCGAGAGGAGATTATCGCTAATACAGAACTCTTGATTGACATGGCAAAAGACACCACACCACTTGAATCTGAGATTGCTGACTTGGAGCGTCACCTTGAAACCATACGACAAGACATCGAGGACTTGGTCGATAGGAATGCAAGGAAAGCTCAGAATCAAGACCTCTACCAAGAACAGTACGATACCTTGGTAACAGCCTATCAAGAAAAACAGAAAGAGTTGCAGGAAACTAGGTCAGCCTTGGAAGAGCAGAAAAGTAAGCAGCTCAGTCTTGATGGTTTTATCCAAAAGTTTAAAGAGCAGGATGCCTCATCACAGACTTCAACCAAGAACTCTGGCAGACCAGCGTTGAGCGATTGGATATCAAAGAAGATAAGAAAATCAGCCTAA